CGTCGGCTTATGATATGACGATTACGGAGTATGTGGCGATGTTGGTTCATCGTGATGTTGGTGGTTGAGTTTGTTGTTTTTGTGCCATAATTGGTGGTGTGGAGGCAGGTTTAAGTGGAACGAAAAGAATTAGGACCTAAAGTTGGTCGACAAATTGGCGGGGGCCTACGTTCCGCTCCAGAGGGAATGTCATACGTAGACATCACTGGACGTGTCGATGGCGATAACGACGGAATTGTTTTTGAGGGAATTCCTGGCATGGAACGTCCCATTATTCCTAGATTTTTAGTTCCAACAAATTTGGCTGGAAAGTTATCAAAACTCGTTGAGGGCGATTCGCTTGAGATAGAGCGACAACGTCGTGCTGGAAATACGAATATTGAATTTGATGAAAGTAAATTCAATTCAATTATTTCTTCTTTGAAGGAAGAATCTTCTACAGTTAGAGAGATTGTTTCTCCTAATCGCAAAAAAATATCTGAAAGAACAAATGATGATTCTTATCAGATGTTGCATCGTCCTGCAGATAGAGAGTCTGGGGCTCCGTTGAGCGATTTGACTCATATTTACCCTAAGGATGTTTATGGTCCAGATGGGCTTCGTTTTTATTCTGTTTCTGGCGATGATATGGATGCTAAGGCTTACAGAAAAATTCTGGCTCTTAGAGGTAAACCAGATGAGAAAGTTTGGGTTTATCGTGCAGTTCCATTAGATTCTCCAGAAACGGTTAGTAAGGGTGAATGGATTTCAATTATTCCCGAATACGCCATTGAACATGGCGAAAGTCAACTTGGTGGCAAGTACAAAATAGTGGCTGCTCGTGTTCGTGCGGGAGATATTTTTACCGAGGGTGATTCGTGGCATGAATGGGGATACGACCCTATTGACGATGTTGGTCCTACTGGTCGCAAGTCTCCAAAGTACAGTCCAAAGATAAAAAAAACCAAATCTGTTAGCGAGGATTCTGGTAGTTCTCGTTCTAAGCGTGCCTTTCCTCCAGCCCCAACTTTAGATACACCAGAAAAACGTGAAGATGGCAAAAAAAATAGTATTTTTGGTCGGCGATTAGGAACTGTTAGGGGTAAAAATAAATATAGAGATGGCAGTCCATCATCGTCGGCAGTTGGAAGTTTTGAAGAAGAAGGCGACGATGGCGAAGAATATACGGTAAAAAATTACTTTGAATCAGTTACTTTTGTCAGAGATTTAGAAAATCTACTAACTGGTAAAAAGAAAACAGTTACAGGAATGTATGACAGTAATGAAGTTGAAGTACCAGATGTTTCCAATGAAATTCAAAGTGTAATGACCAATATGCGTACAGCATTGGGAAGAGTCGGAAAAATTCCGCCAGACGTACTGTATGCAACTATTATTGAGCAATATGGGGAAGATTCTTTTGAAAAAATAATCAGCCAACTTTATGGAAGAAAAAAGAAAACAGAAGTAGAACAAGAAATTTTTTTCCATACGTTGAAAAATCTTATTTATTCTTTAAATTTTTCAGACCAAGTTTTAACAGAGGAAGATGTAAATCGTGGTAAAAGAAAAATAACTCCTGATGATGTAGGAACTCTTCTCAGACATATGGGCTATTCAAAAGTTCACGGTGAACGTCTGAGTACATTTACAGAAACTGCCAAAAGACTGCATGCTTTGAAAAAATACGAAGAGTCTCGTCCTGATATTGAGATTAATCCAAAATTGCGTGTTGATTTAAATGATTTGCGTGTCAGGTTAGATAAATTTAAAGATTTTACTATACCGCGGCGATTTAAGTCATTAAATAGTTTGGAAGGAGCATCCTTCATTGACTGGACATCTCCTGATGATGATGAGATGAATGATTCTATGTCCGCATTATTAGAGGCTGGTGAAAGGGTTTTAAATCGGTGGAAGGAAGAAATATCAAGAATTTCTGATAGTGGTTTGTTGGCGGAGTTGGAATCCATTAAAGAAAAATTAACTCGCTCAACCAGCAGCAAAGAAGATATTTCAAATAAAAAAGATGAATTAGAAAATAAAATTATCATTTTAGCAATGCGTGATGCTGCTTCGTATTTGAGCCCTGAATCTCAAAAAGATATTGAAGATATAATAAAATCTTTCACCGTTAAAGATGGTTCTTTAATTTCTAAAAAACCTTTTGCTTTAAAAATATTAGAAATTATTGAGAGAGAACCAATTGGCGAGGGTATCGCAAGATTGAATGACGCATTTGGTGGTCGCCCAGATGGGGTATCGCTTAGGAAAATAATTGAACTCAATAATGCTGGGATTTCCGAAGTTAATAATGTGGAAATTGAAAATGCTAAAGATTACCTTGCTCGATATTGGTATTTCAGGGCCAGGGGCTATGGTAGTGGCAGAAAGGATGAACGCAGTATCTATTATCCCTCAGTTGACGATAAGGGTGAAGTAACTTCCGTTTGGGCAACTGTGCGTAAAGAAAAAACAAGAAATATAGATGTCATGTCTCATTCGGGTTTCAGGAATAGAATATTCTTCAAACGTGACGATGATAGTTATTATAATCCATTCGATTTAGATGAAAAAATGTTGAATGAATTTGAAATGCTTAAAGATTCCCTACATCAAGAATGGGTCAGTGAAGATACAAGAGAACTAGAAGCACGTCGAACTGAACTAAGTAAGCAATTATCACAAGATAGAGTAGAAGCATTAATGAATGTACTTAGGGCCACCCGTCCTGGCTATGGTGAGTCTAATCAATCATTTCAAGATTATTTTAAAGAAATTATTGGTGGAGAAGGATTCACCCAAGAGGAAACTCGTGAAATGATTGAACGAATACGTAGTATTTTTCCTGAAGAATGGGTTGCCGCACTTCTTAAGTCAATAGGGAAAAAAGACATAGTATGGCGCAAGCGTGGATATTTTGCCGAGAACAGGCTCGTACCTGCTGTAGCGTTGGATTCTAGAGGATTCACTGTTTTAGCCCATGAAATAGGACATGGCGTAGAGGGTTTGCCGGGAATCACCAATGCAGAAACAATATTTTTCCGAAAAATAGGTTTAGATTTTGGCTGGACTGACGCAACAGCAAAGAAAATTAAAATCAATTCTTCTGGCACTGAAATGGCCTATGATTACAAATTGATGGGCGAAGGTTCGGACTACGTATCAAAAACATATCCGTATGAAAATTTTGAACTTTTGACTATGGGTATAGAAGCATTATTGGTAAGAGGAGATGCTATATCTAAATTTGATGAACGGTATTTGAATTTTCTTTTAGGCATGCTTGGAGCGTTATAAAATGGCTTGGATAATAAATTCTGACGGTTTTAAGTTATATAGCAGCATTGATGGTCTGAATTCTGCCATAACGCCATTAGTAGAAAGTTGGCTATCTAAGAATGGTTGGGGTTTGCCCGTGCAACCATATCCATCTATCGTCGACTATGACGACAAGAATGAGAGCATGGTTCTTTCTGCGCATGTTGAGTATTACAAAGACAACGCCTATACTGAAGTCAGTATTGTGGAGTCAGACGTAGAACCATATGTTGCTGATGAAATCCTAGATGCTCCATTAACAGATGAAGACTTAGGACGAGATGGGTCATAAAGCAAGAAAAGTAAAACATAAAGATAGTCTATTCAATATAGTTTTACGGGTTAAAGGTTCAATGAAAAACGAAATCATTGATGCTGCCGAAAAACATAAAATGCCATTATCTAAATATGTCTTATATTGCGTCTGGGAACATATGCGCTCTGAAAGAGGCATACCCGCCCCAGGCTCCGCTCAATTCACCATTCCTGACACTAGGACAGAATTAGAAGCATATATTCGCGGTGAATCAGTTTTGATGCCCTGTGGCAAGCGTTCATGTGATATGAATATTATTGAATTCCAAGGTATGGAGTTTTGCGATACTTGTAATGTGAGGGTCACCTGATGGCTGTTAAATATGTTCCAGAAAAAACAATATTTGAAAATGATGCTGATGCAATTCTTTTCTTTGTAAATAAGCAAGGTAAAAGCGACAGTTATGCTGCCAACTATTGGCCTGATGTAATGCAGGTGGTTGAGATGATGGCAACGACAAGTAATTTCAACGAATCAGACGTTGTTGTTTTTAATACTAAACAAGCAAAATTGTTTGCAGCAGTAGACGGAAATAAGAAAGATTGTTTAGAAAATATTGTGAACAGAATGCGTGAATTTGACATTTGTTCAATTAATCTTCCGCCAGACAACCTACTTGAAGTAGAAATTTTGGGGACAGAGTTAGATACGTCAGAACTCGTATTTAATTTCTGCGAAAAGAACGGCAGATAATGCGGAGCCCCTGCCGGAAAGGGGGATGACCGACAGGGGCTCGACGCCATGAAGAGGAATCTGGGGGAAATTCCTTTCACATCTCATATTATCACTACTGATTTATTACTGCAACCCATCTAATGTAATTTATATACTTTGATTCATTAAATTGAATAAAATATTTACTGCGTTGACGTCATCGAACACCAGTTCTCCTTCAACGGCAACGTCTAATATCGCTCTTTTCTTTTCAATTAATGAATAAATGTCTTCATCTATTGTTCCGCTGGTCATCATGTAAGTTGCGGTTACGGAACCTTTTTGTCCAATGCGGTGACATCTTGAGTATGTTTGGTCAACGTCTGCTGGAGTCCATGGGAGTTCTACGAATAGAACGTTCTGTGCGGCAGTTAGAGTGTGTCCTGTTTTTGCTGCCTGAATAGATAGTACGATAACTGGGGCTTCTGCGCACGAAAGAGTTTGGAACTTATGTTTGGCGTCCTCTACAGCATTAATATCCATCCCGCCCTGTATCTTGAGCCCACCATATTTCCGTGCTATCTCATCTACTATTTCACGATGATGGGCTGCGACGACTACTTTTTTCCCATCATTGATTCTTTCTTGAATCCATTCATGTACTACAGGCATCTTCGCCTTGGCGGCAATCTTTCTTAAAACAGAAATTCTTGCAAGATGCTCCCCCGCTTCGGCTCTCATTTTTGCCGAAATTTGACTAGCACCAACAGGAAGATTTAATTCTTCAGCGATAGTCCTAGCACGCTCAACCAGGTAGGCGACAATGTCTTCTTTCGCCTTTGCGTATTCCTTCATAATCGATGTTTCGCCATCAACTAACAAGGAGTCATGGACTACTGGTGGAAGGTCGGTCATTACTTGGTCTTTGGTGCGACGAATGTAGCAAGTAGAACGTAATTTTTCGTTGAGTTCTTCAAGGTTTGAGTGCCCATCTAAATGCCACTGTCCCCACTTGTCTTTGTGAGCACCGCAGTAACGCCTGTAGAACCCCCAGAGGCCTCCGAACTTATCTAGTTGCCCAATGAGTTCTAGTTGTGGGGCGTATTCGGCAGGACGATTCGTTACTGGTGTTCCTGTCAGGCATAAAACTATTGCATTTTTAGGAGCGGATTTAACCATCTTCTTGGCAGCGCGAGTTCGTTGAGTGTCCATTGATTTGCAGTAATGGCTCTCATCAAAAATATAACTATTATGTTCTAATAGTTCTTTTTCCCAAAAGTTGATATTGCTATAACCAATGATTAAAACATCATAAGTTCCGTACATTGGTATTTGTTTTCGATTTAAACATGCCTCAACTATCAGGTTGGGGAAAAATTTGTTGTATTCTTTCTTCCAGTTCAAAGAAAGGTTTGGTGGACATACAACAATCGCTGGATATGACGGTGAACCTTCGCCAGCAATATATTGTTGATGCGCATACTCTAGGGTTGCCATCGCTTGAACCGTCTTGCCCAGCCCCATTTCGTCTGCAATAAATGCTCTTCGTGAGTTTGTTGCATATGCAACACCTGCACGTTGATACGGCAACAGGGTTCCATTTAAAGATTTTATTTCAACATCAGCATCAGTCGCCCTACTGGCACTCTTCAGAACACTTAATTCCTGTGATGTTCTTTCTGCCCTATCGCGAACATCCTGTGGAATATTCTGTTTAAAAGTTTCAGCCCACTTGATAACTGTTTGCGATGCCGACAATGGGGCGCGCCATGCTTTAGTTTTTGGGTCCCAAGTAATACCTTCAATTTGCTTTACAGAACGCACCATAACGGGGTCATATTTAAATGAAAGAAATAGATAGTTTCCTTCAAGAGTGACTCCACCACCAGGATTTTTATGTTCAGGTATATCGAAAGCAAGTATTTCGTCAGTAATTTTAAAATCGTACTTCATCCCAAATGAACGAATGATTGCCATATTTACTGCAGGTATTCTCCACACCTTAGAAACTTTGTCCCATTTAGCGCCATCAATGGCTTTTATTTCAGCAACTAGTTTGTCGTCGTATGGAAAGTCGGCGATTATTTGGTCGTCAATTAAACGTAATGTACTAGGCCTGTTGGTGTCTTCAGTTTGGCGCGAATACTTCATAACCCAAAAATATCACAATATTTGGTCAGAGATTACGTTGACCCTATCGACTATTTCGTTCCATGATTCACTCGTTAAAACCTGACCTGATTTTCCTGCCGGAATAGGTTTGATTGGTTTTTTACCTAATTTTGAAATTTCAGAAATGGTTAATAGTGGTGCAGCAATCATTGCGCTGCTAGAAAAATGAATAAATTTACGACGATTCATATTTTGTCCCTATTTTGTTTTTTCTAATTTAGCAAGTGCATTACGAAGATTTTCTCCGTCCATGGTTGTGATAATTTCTTGACGTCGTATCTCATATTTGACTTGTTTTCTTGTTTTCTCAATAAACATAGGGCGGCGGCTACGAGGCGCAACTCCTCCCCATATGCCGAAGTCATATTCATTCATTTCAACGGCGTATTCGAGACACTCTAAACGAACAGGACATGCAGCACATACTTGCTTAGCAGTAATGACACTGACGTCGTGTCCATCGCCAAAAAATAAAGAAGTATCAACACCCTTGCAAGATGCTTTATTGAACCATTCCGGTGATTTCATTATTATTCCCCTCAATTGTGACTGAAAATTCGGTTTCAATCCAAACCTGTGCACCACATGATAGTGGCGTCTCTGGCTGATATACAACTCGCGCAACAACATTTCCAACACTGTCGTAAATGAGTACGGATTTGCCATACTCTGCTCGTGCGCTTTTTGTTTTTCGTACACTCAATGGTGGTTTGTTGGATTTATTTTTCTTATTTGAACGAATAGTATTACTGTTGACATGGATGATAGGCATTATTCATCCCGACATATTCTTACTATCTCGGCAATCCAAATAAAAAGAACGGCAAAACCAAGTAGTTTCATTTCAGGAGACTCGTGCCCATCCACGTAATATGTCATTGTCCCTGTTATTAGACCTAACGCTATTAGCCAGCCAAATATGAGAAAAAATATACGATAAATTGACATAATCAGAAACGCCCTTTTGGTGTGTTTATATTTTGACTAAGTTTGCATAAACATACAAAATATGATGCTGTTTGTGCCAAGGACTTGGAAAGTCTTCCCAGACGTTACCCTCGAATCGGGCCTTGATTCCTGGAACAAAACGAGCCTGCTCTTCTCTCATGTAATACCAAAATGAATTGGGATTCCAGAACGAACAATGCGTTGGGTCTTGGAATGCCCCACGACCACCAGTTGATGGAGTCATGGACAACAACTGACCACCTTGTACCAATACCCTATGAATCTCATTCATGAGACCAACAGTGCATTGACAAGCGATGTGTAGACATGTTGAATCTCGGCAGTGAGGGATGTGTTCCAGGAAGTCTTGCGCCCTAATAACTTCCACTGAGTTGTCGTCAAACGGGAGGCCATTACGAATATCGCAAACTACGTCCGCTGTTTCAATGATGTCAACTGAAAGGAAACCCTCAGGGGTATTTGAACCCCCGCCGAGGTCGTACTTAGGTAAGTTGTCATTTGTCATATTCGTATCATACAGCACCAAAGGTACTTATGTGGGGCTATTTGATTGGACATGCCCCTGTTGCACAATCATCCAACTCCATTAAGCCGTCAAATGCTGGGCGATGTAAAGGAATTGAGAAATCAATCTTATTCAATGACTTCTCATAAGCCTCTTTGGTGCACTCTTCGTATGGAGGGAGAGGGAAGTTATGGTCGGTGTGAAGAAGGAATGAAACAGACTTCACTGAATCATCATAATTCTTTGAAAGCCATTCCTTGATTTCCGAAAGTTCTTCCTTGCGATAATACACAGTGACAGAAACAGCATTGTCTGCCCATTCCGTCTGCATTTTCTTAACCCACTCAAGTTGAGCCACGGCAGTCATACTACTTGCCAACACGGAGCCCTCAGGGGACTCACAGGGGAACTCGACAACGAAACGAGTGTGGTCTTCACGACCATCGATTCCAACGTCGTAGCAGACCTTGTATCCACGCTTACGACACGCTTCCACTAACGGGTCAGACGAACCGAAGCGAACACGACGAATATAGTACGGAGCGAACGCTGGGTGAATACCTGGAGTGACACCAGGAAGAAGTGAAAGAGTTCCTGAAGGCTGAACGGTTGTCAAACGAACAGAAACGGGAAGGCCGTTTTCCTTCGAATAATCAGCGTCCAATGCTTCCAAATATGTATATGCGTCTGATAGCCAAGTAATCTTTTCTTCGTTGCATTGAAGAATTCCAGTAATTGACTGACCAAGACGTGCATTCTTTTGAACAATCTTCGTTGTCTTCTCATATGGGTAGTTCATGCGAGTGATTTGCTTCTGTGTCTTGTAAAGCAAGTACGAGATGTCCTTGAACTGTTCCAAAGAGGTGATGTTTGGAAGGAAAAGCGTTGACAAGTTACATGATTCCCCATCACCTAGTGCAATTTCAGCACATGGGTTATAACCCTCAATGGTGGGGTCTGCTTTAGGATGTCCAACGCGACCAAATTTGCGTGCAAGTTTACGATTAACCAAACCATAAGGTTCGCCCGTTCCGTCATAACCCTTCCAGAGTTCTGCGGCAATTTCATCGTAGCCATCTGCATAGATACTGTTATTGCTGTTTGCTCGCCATGCGGGGACATTACCTGAACCCCAGTTCTTTGCACGAAGGAACAAGACATCATCAGGGTCACCAATAGCGATTTGTGCTGAACGACGTGATGAACCAGAAACAACGATACGACCAATGATGTTGCAGATGTCCAAAACATCAATAGAACGTAATTTTTTGCCAACACGATTTTCGAGAACTTTACAAATATCGGAGATGCCATCAATGAGGGCACCCGGGCCTGATGCCGTGCCACCAAATTTCTTCAATGGCGCACCATACTCACGAACAAGGATTGTTGAGTAAGTGAAAGAACGTCCTGTCTCAAAGTATGACTTCAATACAGAGTGAAGAAGGCGACGCCATCCTTGACGACTGTCGGGAACGATAATGTCTGCATCGTTGGTGCGTTCGTGGCTAATGGTAATTCCGGCCTTAACCTTAGGGAGGTCGTGAATCTTTGAGCGTTCAACTGAGAAACCAACTCCGCCACCAAGCATGAGGTAATCAAAGAGAAGTTCAAAGTCTTCAATCTTTTCAATGTTGGTGAAGTAGCAGTTGTTGAGGCTTGTTCCAGAGAATTCTTTAGTCAGCGGTGTACCAAGTTGCCAAAGTGAGCGACCGGAGAATGAGCAACGAAGGTTGAACATGTGGTCAAAGAGCCGTTCTGCTTCTTCTTGCGTATAAGGGACGCCAATTTCAATTGCACCGTTAATCACTCGCTGTAGTGTGTCTGTCCAAGTTTCGGTCTCGCCATTTTCTTTTTTGCGGCTATAGGTACGAAGGAAAACAATCTCACCCATTCCGTTAAATCCCCATGGTGGTGTCTGTGAGTTATAGGTGCGTACAAAATCGTCGGTAATCATGGCGCTCATTGCGTTTCTCTTTCTGGTTTTATTTGAATAAGGGGGAACAGTTATTGTAGACGAAGTTGGAATAAAGAAAGTGTCTATAGTAGACCTAATCTTTTTGCTTCTTCAATCGTAATATTTTCCCCCTTCTTGTATACCAGAACGCGAGCCTTGGTGTATGGCGTTATTTGTTTTTCTTCCCAAATTTCTTCTTCAACATGAAAGAGCGGAGTGCTTTTTCCTTTGGCAGCCTCAAATCCAATAACATGAGTTGGAGTATTGTCCCCAGCACAATCCCCGGTTGGATGTCCACATACA